ATGGGTTTGTGTTGGTAACATAGTTACTTACTACTGTTACTCTCTCCTCCAGTAGTAGGAGGAGTGCGTACTAGTGTACATACTTAGTGTAAGTAGATTCTAATCACCTAGTTAATAACTTAGTTAATAAAGTAGTTAGTAACTTACTTCTACTTACTACTCTTAATAACTTAGTTACTAACCTATATCAGGAGGCGATTGTTTCTATACAGCGAGGAGGGGCTTACAACTTCTACTCTCTTTAACGAAGGTCATTTGGTTATGATATAGAGTCATCAAACTACAAGTAAGCCCCACTCGTTTTAAAAACCAAGTAGTTCTCGTCTATACTATAACTGTTCCCCTTCTAGAGAAATAGTCGGTAAGCCCAGTACATACATCAGTATGGCTGACTGTTTTCCAGTGACAGCGAATCGGGACTAATGAAAGTTAATTCATTATATAAGTATGCTTTTATCGTAAGTCGTTGATAGTTAAGCTAATTTAATGTGCTAAAACTGTCCATATAGTTAGTAGCTTTAACCCTACCTCCTACTCCTACTCCTTGCATAAACCTCTCTAGGTCAGCATCTAGTTGTTCCTCTTTAAATCTAGCTACTGCATCCTCAGCACTAACACCAACACTGTCTACAATAAATCCTAGAGCAATAGCTAAAGCATCTAATCTATCATCGTGTTGTAAGCTTCCTCTTTCCTTCGAGACGTGTGTTAGTTGATGGATAAGAGAATGTACTAGGTTCTTATGGTCTGATACTGCTTCCTTTACATCCCTTCTAACAAGAGAAGCATCGATAACTAGTTTATGGGAGTTAAGTAAAGGCTCTACAGTATCAATAATACGGTGTTCCTTCTGCTTATGATTCCTTACTTCTTCTATACTGACAGGATATATACTCCTAAGTACTGGTTTAAGTAGCTCAGAGAACATACCATCACCGAAGTTACTCTCAATTACCATTAACTTACATTGGTGTGTCTTAGCTATCATAGCTAGGTGAGTTAGATTCTCTGGAGTGTAACCTCCGTGAACTCCTCCTGACTCAGCTATATATATTTTTCCGTGTAGTTGCTTTATGACAGCATAACCTGTTTCATCTCTACCTCTACCTGAAGGGTCAATAGACATAAGAGCATATTCATAAGGAACATACTCACTGTCTACGTGCCCTGCTCTGAAGAAACTATCTCCAGTGAAACCTATGTTGGCTACATCGTCCATATAGGAAGAACGAGAAGAAGAATAGGAGATACTGACAGGACCTTTGTTAGTGTCCAAATCGTGTACGATTAAATCACTAGTCTTCAGAGGAAACTTATCAGCATCGCTGAGTGTTGTATCTAGTTGGTACTGTAGCCTAAACCAGCTACGTCCAATAGAAGCTTCTCTTTCCACCAAGTCTTGGTGAGTGAATCTAGTATCAGTACAATCTCCTGCCTTAACTTCTCCCTTTTCTAAAGGCGTAGTAATGTACGAGGCTAATGTGCCTTGGTACAAGTCAATATCTTCGGGATATCGAGCAGGATATACTACGGTTCTAAAACCTTTGTCCCTCATCTTGTTGTAAATAGACTCTCCTGACTGAGGAGTACCCAGCATAATAATCTGAGCCTTGTCTGTTGTTTGTAAAATAGCATCGTACTCAGCTACAGTAGCAAGTAGTTTAGCTCTCATCTGCTCAGTAGCAGAGTTCTGTAGTCCTTCTACGTCATCAGAGATAAGAATAGAAGCACGGTTACCCTGTAACTGTGATGTAATACCTAGTGACTTAACACTTGGCTGTACTGTTACTTCTGCACCTGCCACATCAAAACTCTTTACAGAGTTTCTCATATCTGAGTCAGGGATAAGGTGTCCTAGTATAGGTAAATCAAACACTAACCTTCTAATGAACTGTGCAATAGCATCAGAGTGAGGTCCTGACTGCGATACAATCAATACCTTCTCGTTAGGATTGCGAAGTAAACGCCAAGTAACATAAGCACCAGTAATATAGGTCTTACCTACACCACGGAATGCTTCAATTAGCAGTCGTCTATCACCTGTCATTAGAGTGTGAGCCATATCTAATTGAATAGGAGTAGGAGCAGGTAAGTTAATACCTTCCCATACATAATTCAAGTAGCTTCTAAAGTCGTTTACTAATGACTTCAACTCAACCTTGGTTAGTGTTCTGTTATATATACTCATAGACCCTCATATTTACGTTTATAGCTTACTTTATTACTTAGCCTACCCCAAACTGGATGACATCATCTAAAGTGCCTTCTACCCCACCTTCTCCTTTCATCTCTTCTACAAGAGACATCATAGGTTTACTCTCTACTACATCAGCAGTAATCTCATTCTGTTTAAGGAAGTTGTTTATTGCTGTAAGTTCAGCAGGGGAGATTTCCCCCTCTACTAATCTCTGTTGATAGTGAGTAGCTAGTAAATCGTGGATACTATTTAGCTTCTCTATATTTGCTTTACTCATTATTACTCCTTACTACTTTCCAGCAGCCCATTCGTTTAGTGCCTTTAAACCATCTCCAATAATAGGAGTGGTGTACAAAGGCAATCCACTGTTCATCATAATCGTACGTCCATATACTGTTTTCCAAGAGTTACTATTACCGTCAAAAGGATTCATATCTACTGCTTGTAATGCTTTAGCTATGTCATTTATCCTACTAACAGTAGGACCACCAAAGCTTTGCATAATATGACCAGCTCTGAAATCACTTCCTAGAGATTTTCCAGTCATTACCTGTGACATTGTATTAAAGGCAACACTCATAGGAGCAAGAATGGAGCTTGTATTCAACATTCTAACAGTCATATTCTGAAAACCCTCTGTAGTAGTTAAGTCATATCTTCTATCAGCTTCTTTCCTAACTCCTGTTTGTATCTGTAGCTCTTCTTTAGCAGAAGTTATTAGTCCTGTGAATAAAGCAGAGGTAACAATACCTACTACCATCGCTGCATTCCTTTCACTGTAACCTCTAAGCAATAATGCCTCGTATGCGTGTAAAGGATAACTCATAAACTGAGTCATAAGATGTAGTGGGTAGTTGTTAGGATTACTCCACCATACTGGTAAGTGTTCCTTGTTACCCATTAGGATGTTTAAGTCAGAAGCATTAGATAAACCTCTGTCAATCATCGCTCTATTCTCTTCACCTAGTTTAGTAAGGTCATAGTCCAGTAAATCTCCTTGACCTCGTGCACCACCTTCCCAGGTAAATACTTCATCCGCTTTAGCTTGAATCTCTCTTAACTTACGAACGTCAAACTGTAAGCGTGTTAGCTTTATAAGGTCAGCATTCATTACTCCTGTTGCTTCCCAATCATCGAGAGCCTTAAGCAGTCTTGGATTGTAGAACAAATCATCAAGGAATGATAAACCAACTGCATTTCTAGCAGCTGATGTGACAGTAGATAGAGGAAGAGTATTAGATACAAACTCAGTAGCCTTCGCTAGCTTCTCGTTTAACCACGAAGTTTGCATATAACCTTCTTCAAGGTCATTAGCTATCCTCGATACTAACGAGTGGTTTGTTTTATCAAAGCCGTGTACAGCTAATTGTATCTTTGCCATAGCTGCGTTCAATGATTCTTCTTCTCTATATATTTTTTTAAAGTCTTTAAGTGATTGTTTAATAGACCTCATACCAACTCTGAAACCAGCCATCACGATAGGAAGAGCCATCTCTCCCATAGCAGCAGTAGCTGCAAAGCCACCACCAATAGTGGCAAAGTTTAAGTCCATCACACCCTTCTTCATCATCTGACCCCAAGCAGGTATATCAGACTTCATCTGAGTACCCCAAAGCAATCTAACATTACGCTCGAAGTACTCACCCATTGTTTTAGCGTGCTTAGCATCACCTGTTTCTTCTAGTACTCTTTCTCTTAATTGCTTAGCTACTTGTTTTAATTCTTCTTCCGTGTGGAAACCAAGTGCTTTATGAGTACCTACTCTACCTGATACACGATATGCCATCTTAGATAGAACATCACCTGCATTACGGTTAAGTAATTGAAGTACATCAGCTTCGTTTACCTCAATAGAACGCCTCTTAAGTGAGTTACTGTGTCCTAACCAATCGTCACCAGTAACACTATCGAATAGTGCATTAGCTCTCTTCTCAGATTCAGCTACACTCATATCAAATGTCTTACGCTCAGCTCTTAATGACTTCAGTTCCTTACGGATAGAGTCTCTTGTCTTGCGTTCTGCAGTACCTGCCTTGGTTTTCTTGGGTAGCTTGTTTCTAATATTAATCTTATCAGCAATCAGACGGTCTATTTCTATAAGTCTCTTAACGCCTTCTCGTGCTTTAAAATCACGTAACGCCTTACTGACCTGTTTAACTACAGCGGTTCTACCAAGCTCATCAAAGACTCGACCATTCCACTCACGGTGGAGATAGTTCTTACGAGTAGGCATACCTACGTCATCCATAGCTGTACCAGTCTTCTTAATAGCTCTCTCGAACGCATCTACTGCTTTACCTAGAGGTCCATCAACTACTTCTCCTCTTAATCTCTTAGCCATACCGTCATAGACAAGTTCATTGAACTTACCTTCATTCATCTGTGAGAACTCTTTACGATAAACTTCTTTAATGAAACCTTGTTCTTTATTAATCGCTGATTGAACAGTACGTGATACGTGTTGAGCTGTGTCTCCTAAGTAAGTAGCTCCTACTTCTACACCTGATGCACCACTTACTTGTAATCTAGATGCTACCTGACGTGCTGAATTACTAGAAGAGCTATACATACTTCCTAAGAGTGAGTAGCTAAAGCTAGAACCCTCTGGAATAGTACCTTCAAAGATAGTTAGATTACCATCTTTATCAATAATCTTTATATCATTACTTAAGTTCAACGTGTGCCCAGGAGGAATAATCGTACCTTCTTCAGGCATTACTAATCCTTTAGGTTGTATATCTCCTATCCTTCTACCGAAGACACCATAAGCAGCACCACCAAACAAGGCTGAGAACGCTGTTACGTTAGCTTTCATTTCTTCATTAACTAAACCCGAGCGACTCTGACGTAAATCTTCATCAACCCAACCAGTTAAACCCGAAGCAGTTGAACCAACCGCAACTCTACCTAAGGCACTGAAACCACCACTCCAAGCAGCTAGTGCCATCTCAGGTGCATTTATAGGGTTCGTTACGAAAGCAGGTACTGCAGCCACGAAGTTAAGTAGTCCGTGGTTAGCACTTAGTACTTCTTGTGTCGACCTGTCCCAAAGTGCTCTTGATACTAAATTATCATAAGCCTCCTGAGAGTTTAACTTACCATCCTCCAAAGCTTGAGATATAGACATAAAGTTAAGACCGTCTTTCTCCCATTGTGCAATATCTGGTACTTTCCAATCGGGGTCTACTTTAAATTCCATTTCGTGTAGCACGTTACCACCTGCATCCTGAGCTTGTGCCCAATCAGCAAAAGGATTCATCTGTGACCACGTAGCCTTCCAGGTGCTTATGTCTGGGTACTTATTTTCTATATCAGCTTTACGCTGGTTCTCTTTAGCAGAGGCATCTGAATAAAAATACATTATTACTCCTTAAATCATTTTCGGTTCTTCTTATTACCTATAGCAATATCTAATTCTTCTTGAGGTGTTCCTAAGGGGCGTGTATCTCCTGAGCCTACTCCTTGCTCCCAGTAATCAACAGCACCATCCCATAACGACTGCTTTCCCATTACCGTTTGTATTAACTGATAAGGTATATTAATAGCACGAGCCATATAATTATTTAAGTCGGGGTGTATTCCTCTATCGACAAAATGATTAACAACAGTAGATGCTCCAGCTTTACCTTTAATAAAGTTGAAGTCCTCTTCATCTATTAGTCCTTCCTTAAGAGCCTTAGCAAAGGGAGTTTTATATTCATAGTACTTATCCCACGCTTTCTGCTCACCTTCTGTTCTAATATCATTAGGTCCATAATTCTGTAAGCCTTTGATTACTCCGTAGAATAAACCTCTCTTACCAGGGGATTCTGTCCCTAGAATTTCACCTCTAGCTATATCAGTTTCAATGAAGTCGTTTATATCTTCACCTACTTGCCAAGGCATCTTAAAACCCCCACTTGTATTTAACGCCTGACCCTTTGATGATTAAGCCTCCTCCTGCTTTGTCAGCTCGACCTTCATTAAAGAATACACCGTTCTTTCGCTCCCATTCTTTACCTAGTTGTCCTAGCTTACAAGCATTTAATGCTATGCCTGTCTTACCAGAGCAAGGGTCATTAACATCTTGTATTTGGGTAGCATCTAAATCAACAATACCCTTAGACCCTGCCTCAGAATCAATCTGTTCCAGTGTGTAAGCGGATTCTGAATCCATAACATCTAAATCTAAATCTAGGCTATCAAAGTCAATATTAATAGGCTTATCAGCCTGTGTGTTTTGATTATGTCCTGCCATACTACCTCCTATAAGTCTTTCCACCATTCTTTTATACTATCTACTATACCTTCACCTGATACACCTTCATAGATGTTAGGAATAGGTTGACTGTTTCTTTCCTTCTTCTTTGCATTGAAATCATCTACAGCGGTTGCTTTAGTTGACTCTCTAACACCTTGAGCTTGCTTTAAAGAAGATAAGTGAGTATCGAAGTTGCCCATAGCGTGTCTAAGCTCATCATCAGATATAGTAATACCTACGTGAGGTGCTTTACCTCCAATAATAGGAACACCATCAAGCCATTCTTGAGTAGTTAGTTCTATCTTCCACTCATTCTGACCATATCTTCTAATCTTTATAGGTTGGAAGTCATCGGTTAGACCTTCACCGTAGTTAAGAGTGAAGTAATCCGTCTGTTTTCCGAACTTACCTCTTGCATATGACCTAGATTCTAATTCCATTCCTAAAGCGGTAACAATATTCTCTGTTAGAGCTGTAGAACTATTAGCAAACATATGATGAAGCATACCTTGAGTATAGCCTGTCTGTGTTGCATCCTTTGCGTTGATTTGTTTCCAAGCACCACTCTTAGGTACAAACACTCTACCACCAAATACATTCCAACCGAATAGTTCAAAGTCAGTAATAGCGTGCTGCTCTCCTGAATCCATACCTGCTCTAGGAGAACTTGCCTTATGGCTCATACCTTCACCGTAAACATCAAAGAAGTCCTCTGTAGCGAAACCAATATCGTGATAATCGAAATCCATAGCGAATTTAACAATATCAGATACTTCCTTAGGACCTGCCCAAGGCATATGTTCTCTAGCACTAGCAGTATATTCAAGTTTCACTTCACTATAACTGTCTGCACCAAACTTATTCTTGTAGTCTTCTTGTGTTACTTCAGGAAGATTACCTCTAGATAGTTCAAGGATATGCTCTGGTAGGATTCCAACTCTGTAAGCCTTCATCGCCAGTTCAAAATTAGCACCACTTGCTTTTAATAGTAATTCTCTAGTAGCACTTCCAGTATCAGAACTCCATAATGTATTAGACATCTCACTTAATATCTGCATTGCATTTGAAGGGTCGGTCTCGTCTAGAGCACCTTTCCATCTAGCAGCAAAACCATTAGCGATAGGAGTTAACGTCTTAGCTTGATAGTCAGGATTCTTAAGTAAGAAATCAGATAGTAACTTAGCAGCTTGTTGTCTAACAACAGGGTCAGGGTCAGACATTGATATGCTGAACCAATTAGCGGTCATATTAATAAGACCTTTAGTTACATTCTCCTTTAACTTCTCATCCTCAGAATCTACTCCTGTGAGTGCTGAATCTAACATAGCAGATACAGTGCCTTGACCTAATGCAATACTGCCTAAGATATCTTGCTTATATTTAATACCTTTAATTTTAGCAGTAGCGTTGAGTACAGATTTAAAGAGAGCCTTACCTTCAGTTGTATTTAATCCTGAGATAGCTCCTACTCCATCCGTTCCTTCTTGGGTTAGTGCTTCTCTAACTAGAGCATCAAAAGCAGATTTAGGCTCATCAACTCCTAGGTCATTCATTCTAGCTTCAATGACATCTGCCATTGTATATTCAGTTGTAGAATCGAAAGGGTCGTTATCCTCTAACCAGTCATTTAAAGACTTACCTGATTTAATAATCTCGGCATTTATATCACGTAATACATCTCCAGCAAGTGCGTTATATGTATTAAGAGTAGTTTCAAAGTTAACAGCTGCATCTGCTAGGTGACCTGCCTTAGCCTTAGCCCAAATACCAGATATCTCACTATCACTAAAATAGGTCTTAAGGTCTTCTTGTACTTCGGAGTAACTATAGTTCCAGTCCTTTACGTTCGCATAGGCTTCTTGTGTAACTTGAGTTCGCTTAGCACCTCTAGATGCTGTTTGAGCACCCAATGCCATAGAGTTATACTTACCCTGAATAGCTCCTAGGAAAGTTTCCTTATACATACGAGATAAAGAATCATCAGACTCACCAGTATCTAGTGCACTTACTGCGTTCTCCATCTCCTTCATTAGGAAGTAAGGCATATCATCGAAGTCGACACCTTGCTCTTCTGCTCTTGCTTCAGTATCAGTAATATAATTAGTTGCTGATGCTAACCCTTGAGTCTTATGTTCTCTTAATTTCTGTTGGTAGCTGTCTGTAGCGTGGTATATATTAACGCCAGCTTTAGCAGCATTGAGGAATTTACCTGCCCAATCTACATCCCTACCACCAGTATTAACAAATCCTGCATCTACAAATCGTGATGTAGACTCTTCAATATCACCTAGATTTGCTTCCACAGCCTCAGCTGCTTTAATTGCTTGTCTTTGTTCCTTCATATTTATTCCTTTAAGTTATTTACCAAGACTGCCCTATAGAATATCCTTGAGCACCTGCCATTACTGCATCAAGTGCCCCTTCTAAGGCACTCTTCTTCTTCGATTGTGCTTGATTTATTCCACTACGAGCTTGGTTAAACTTAGCCTCAGCTTGTTTACCATAATCTCTTAAAGCACCTTCGCCTTTAGATACCATTGTTCCTTCTGTAAATGCCTTCTGCTGTATGAAATTACTATAAGCATATAACGCACTTGCACCAGCAGTATTAGAAGTAGCTCTCTTAGATACGTGCTTAGCCATCTCTCGAGCACTCTTAATTTCATTCTTAGTGAGTGACACACCTACTGTCTGTTTAGACTCCCCCATTAGGTTCTGTAGATTTATATAAGAGGATTTAGTGTCACCTACTATTTGTAACTGTTGTCTTAGAGCATTCTTATTTGCTGCTCTTGTGCCCATAATGCTAGAGATTGCTCCCATTGCTGCCATTGCCCACATAATTTACTCCTTATAACAATATAAACCGTCATACCCCTTAACAGGAGTAGCGTGGTTTCTAAAATATTCAAACTTCTTTAACATAAAGTAACAAGTCGGACCAAACACCTCTTGGTGTTCTCTCCATAACTTAAAGAGTGTTCTTCTATTACCTTCTGCGTGAACTAGGTATTTGCCCTTAAGCCCTATTAGGGGATAAGCCTCAGCCACTACAAAGTAGCTAGTACCTTCGATAATTAATTCAGTCTCCAGTCTCATACTATCTCTTAGCCATTGAATTACCGAAGTAAAAACCAACAATAGCCATTATAGAATGAGGTAAGTAGTCTGGTGTCACCATACCCTCTAGAGTTACATACTCAGTAACTGTAGTAGTGAAGTCAAAGAATAGAAACTTAAATCCTTCCGTAACTTCTACAGGTACTACCGTAGGCATATCCAATAGCGGTGCTAAAAGTATGATATACGCCATACCTAAGAATGCTATTGTAATAACTCTACGCATCCAAGAGGCGTTAGGGTTCTGATAAGCTCTTGCTATATTAATAGAACCAGCGTGTGCTTGTCTCTCAGCTGCAATATCTGCTTGAGAATCTGATTTCATCCTAATATAAGCACCCCCAATAGTACTTATAAGCATTGTAATTAATTCTAATGGTAGTCCAAACATAGACTCTCCTATATTATTAGCCAGTTAACTGGTAAATTCCAAGGGTCGGGTAGGTATATTAGTACCCTACCATCAGTTAATTCAACCCACATCACTTTTTAAATAGTAGCTTCTCGTTCTTCTTCTGCTGTGCTACATTCTTTCTAACAAAAGCATCGTGAGCCTTCTTAGCTTTGTTCGCTTTAGCTTTAGCCTTGTTATAGGACTTAACTGATTTATATACTTTACTGCCTATTTTTAGTAAAGCTATTGCTACTGGTATTGCCATTATTAACCTCTTTCTTTATGAAATAAATCAAATAACTTATCTAGCTTATCATCAATACGCTCGAACATAGCATTGTGAGATTCATCTATATGTTGTATTCGTTCCTTTACATTAGCCAGCTCTGAGTTTTGAACAGCTACCCTTGTCTCTATATCGCCAATATAAGATACCATACCTACTACTAAGACGACTGTAGTGGCTAGGTGAGATATATTGACAGTCTTCGACAGATGCCAAGACTCTTCTTCTTTACTAATTGTCATCTATTAGTCCTTATGGTTTAGGGTGTGCTTCCTTAACTGCTTGAATAGTTTTCTTCCAACCAGCTACACCATTATGAAAGATATCATCTAACTGGTCTACCATAGGTGGATAAGCTACTGCTCTGTCACGACTGTATTGAGCGTTGTCATATTCAGCTTGTAAGCGAGTTACTTCAGCTGTGATTAATGCTTCGTCTAGGACTACTACATTATTATCATTATCCCAAGCTTCTACATCACCGTTAATAGTAACAACTGTTGAGTGTGTATTTCTAATTGCTAAGTCTCTCATATTATGCTCCTATTTCCATTACTGTGATTGTTGATGCAAAAGTACCACAACCTGAACAAGTACCTCTATTAATGTAACCTGTTCCGCCACTATTACCTATCCTATACTTTACTTTATATGTCTTTGCACTTGTGGTGTTTGGCGAATCTAGATAATTAATACTACCCGTGCTTCCAATATCCGCACTATAATTGGCAGCATCTGGTGAAAATATATTAGTTAAATGGGTCGTATCTCTGTGCAGTGCGAAAGAGATGGCTGTGTTATAAGTGTTATGTGAAGTGCCTCCACCAATAGAAGCTATAATTAGAATTTTACTATTAGCTTGGGTAGGGGTAATTGTAACTGCCACCCCTGTATCAACATATGTTGTGCTTGTTGTTGAACCTTGTGTTGAGGTATTAGATGAAACAACCTGTAACACCTTACCACCTACATCAGCACCCCAAGCAGCGTTGTTACTAGAGTCCTTCTTGATTATTTGTCCTACTGAGCCGCCACTAGGTAGCGTAGCAATATCACCACTACCTATAATAGAAGAACCACCTACTGTTTTAAGGCTACTTACTAATGGAATGTTTCCACTCGCAGTACCCACTGTTTTTGTTGCAGCATCGCCTAATCCTAGATTAGTACGGGTAGTGGCTGCATCACCTGAAACTTGAAAACTCATAGTTCTCTCCTATTAAATTATTGACCAGGTAGCACCTGTCTCTATTGTTATTGTATAAGCAGTTCCTAATGTTACTGG